GGACTGTCTTTTGGCCTTTGTGTCTTCTAACTTGTTGTCTTTGGTCGTAAGAATGGCCAAAAACCATTGCATTAGCTGCCATTTGGGGGTCTTCTTCCCACATTTTTTGTAGGTCGTTCCAATCCTCCCGATTCCGTTCTTTTACGGACTCATAAGCGCTAATAGCTAGGGCATCTGTGTAGTACTTCACGCCTTGAGCTAGGCAGTCAATTCTGTCGTCGTGTTTAATAGCACCTTTTTCACGACACATGCGACTCATTTGATGGAAGAGCATGTATCCGAGTCTTTCCTCTGGAGGTAGGTCCTGGTTGGATTTGTAATCCCAATCAATGACAGAACGATCAACAACCAACCGATGTTGATTAAGAATAGGTTCAAGAGCATCGATGATGCGATCTTCTTTTCTGACATTGGCTCTTGTCTCTTCAATGTCTATGTTTAGTTTTCCTTGTTGGAGATGTTTTCGGAAGAGTTCAGAAACGATTCCATCCCCGAAGTTTGATTCAATAAGTAGCTTGGTAACTCCATACTTTTTACATCCCCTGAGGATGTCCAGGAGTGTATCGTCGCTGTATCCATCGTGGTATGCACGCATTTCATGCAGGAACAGGAAACCGTGTCGCTGGGATATATAAGCTGCAGCTGTTTCATCTGAGCCACGACCCGACGGGTCAACTGAGCAGATTGTTTCGGTGTAAGGCCCCCATTCTCCTTGGAGCTGCATTGGGCTGTAGAAATAATCTCCAGGTAAGCCAACCGTGGGGAGTTCCTTGATGACGTTCTGCGGGTCTGAGCACCAGACCACAGCATCGGGAGCAGAGGAAGGATTAACAGAGGTGACAACAAGGTCAGCCATTTTGAGAGGGAATTTTTGAGCATCTGATAATGAAGTATCGAGCATGAACTGCAACATAAAGTCGCTACGCCCCATGGCTGCTTCACGTTCTAGGAGGTCGTTTTCGTCGAACCTATCTCCATCTGTGAGTCCCCATGGTTCAGCTCCCATATCAAGATCTTCTTGAATTTGGGGGGCCAAGTTGTCGTCGTAGTCACCAAGGTTGCGGGGGTATCTGGCGGGCCAGACAAAAGGCTTATAGTTGCGCTCTCCGAGCTTCCTGTAGACGGTAAAGGAAGTCTGAGGAGTACCAAGATAGCAAATTCTGGAATCATTCTTTGGGGTCAAAATAGACTCTGCTTCTGTACAGAGCTGAAGTAATTTCTCTCGCATTAGTTCGGTCATGCTGTTGCCTGGGACTTCGATGTCGTCCAGAACCATGAGATCCGCACGGCTGCCAGTCAGCTGACCCGTAATACCAACGCTCTTCACCGATGGGGCTTGGTGCGGAGAACAGTTCACGTCGAAACTGATGCGACTCCATCTCGCTTCGTCGCTCTTGGGCCTCAAATGAGTCAACCATGGTGTTTCAATAATTAGCTTCTGTAGGAAGATGGACATGTTGTCGGCTCGTTCTTTAGAAGCCGAGATCACCATTATTTTCTTTTCTGGATCTTTAAATAGAGTCCAGAGAATAAAAGCACCAGTAATCCAAGACTTGCCGACGCCACGAAAGGCCTGGATTTGAAGACGCTTAGGACCATGTTGTAAATAATCAGCGATTGCATATTGTGCTCTCGTCGGAGAGGGTAAATCGAGTTGTTGCCACAGAGCTTGTAAGAACAGCTTAAAATCGCCCTGTAAGGCCGTTAAAACATCATTCATAAGGATATATAGGTAAGACGGGGTGGAAGCAGCTTCTAGGGGCTGCTAGCGTCCTCTGAGAGCGAATCTATTGCGAATTGATTTAGATCAGCAATGTGATCACGTAGAATTTGGATATATGCACGGTTAAATGCAATATCTTCTCTATCGACTTCTACTTCAACCACACGTTCGACGATCTTCTCAACTTCGACTGGTACCTCTACGGTTTTGATGACCTCAACGATCTTCTCAACCTCAACTGGTACTTCGACAATCTTCTCCACTTCAACAGGCACCTCGACCACACGGTCTACTGGTACCTCGACTGTCACCGTTTCAGTGACAATCTTTTCAACAGGAACCTCAACCGTAATGGTTTGAGGCTCCATAGCTTCCAGTTGAGCTACTCGGGCTTCGAGGGTTGAGATAATTCCTCGAAACCGTACACCTGTAGATTGTCTTGCTAGATAGGGGTCAACATAGAGT